CAACTAGTTTAACTACACCTGCTTCGCCAACAGCAGAAATATCAGGAAGTTGATAAACTGCTGCTGCTTTCAAAAGTTTATCAAGTTGCTCTGTACTAAGTTCAAATTGCACATCTTCACTGGGAAGATTGATTGCCTTCTCTGGAGGAGTAACAATCACATTGGGATCCGCAAAGAAATACTTAGAACGCATCTTTCCTTCACGGATAACAACATACCCATCATTACCAAAATCAAGTTCAGGGTTTGAATGTAGACTTAGACCATTGAGAAATTGGTTGAGATCGTAAATACCAAAGTCTTTGGAAAAATCTTCAGTTACAGTTGCTTCTGCAAGAATATTTTTCATCACACTAATAGTGCGAAGTTTATTTCCTTCCTTGAAAAGAATAGACTGGTTAATAGAAGAAAAATTCTTCAGGACAGAGAGAGTTTTATCAGAAAGTTTCATAATCAATAAGGATAGTCAGAAGCAGTATTTTTGTGGAGACCAGCAAAGTGATAGAGAAGAATGCAATAATGAATTGCTTTCAAAATATCCATCTTTGATTTACCATTCTTCTTTCCAAAACGGGAAAGATATTTAATTGCATTAGAACGGCAGAATGCTTCTCCATCACCAATACTCTCAATCAAATCAAGAGTTTGAGTTTTGGAGTCTTGAGATGTGTAGTGTGATTTATATGTGCCAGAAAGATAATCTCTCACTTCTTTCATGGTCAAGTCTTCCTCATACTTCCAAAATCCATTAGTAGAAGTAGAATCAAGATTCAAATCAATGCTATCGTTATCATTCATGTTAAGGTTAAAAGTAATTGTATCTTGTTCATTGTTTGAGTATCCAGTTAAGTTAATTCCATTATATCCCCATATTGGTTGTTTGGCGGAACTCTCCAAAAAAATTGTATCAGTTCCTTCACCACCATAGATTACAGCATCACCAAATGTTTTTGGGAATGAACTTTCATAGGTACTCTCAAAATTTTCAGGCATTGTGATTCATAGTAAAAGACAAAAAAAGGAGGCACATTTACCCCCATCAATTATATCAAGAGAAGGTTTGAACGTCAACCGTTTCTTGATCTGGCATCTGGAAATCAGCATCAACCTTATCATAAAGTTCAAGAAATGCCTGTTTAGTTTCGTCATCAAAACGATTCACACAAACTTGAATTGCCTTTGCTTTATCTTGGAAGATGCTGTATGCACGGATGATATGAACAAGGCGACGGGTGCTAATGATTTCTTCAATACCACCATCATAAAAGGTCTTACGGATAATATCTCCCCAATCAACCAACCGCTTACAGAAGTCACGGTCTTCCACACTAAGGTCCAAAGCAATCCCTTCCAGAATCTTCTGCTCAGTGGCAGGAGCAGGATAAGACTGTTCAAAAGTCACAGGGAAACGCTCAAGGAATGCTTCGTTCAAAACATTAGTGCCAATGAAACGTCCATCATCAGAACCCTTTCCTTTGGTGTTGGCAGTAGCAATCACATTGAAACCAGCAGCAGGTTTGATAAACTTACCAATCTTTTTCAAAAACACCCCCTTACCTTCAAGAATGGATTGGAGGCATAGGATTTTGTTGGATGCAAGGTCAATCTCATCAAGGAGCAAGACTGCTCCACGCTGTAGTGCTTCAATGACGGGTCCATTATGCCATACAGTGGCACCATCAACGAGACGAAACCCACCAATAAGATCATCTTCATCAGTTTCAATAGTAATGTTTACACGGATGAGTTCTCGGTTGAGTTGGGCACATGCTTGCTCAACACTGAAGGTTTTACCATTTCCAGAAAGTCCAGTAATGAACGTCGGATAAAACAAACGGGATTGGATAATTTTTTTAAGATCGCTGAAGTTACCAAAGCGGACGAAGGTATCATCTTTTGAAGGGATAAGGTTTTGTTCAATTACAGGCATTGCCGCAGGAGCACTATAAGTTGTTTCCAGTTCCTTTACAGTCTCTTTTGTTACTTCAAGATTCCACTTACCACGACCAACCTTACAGTCAGTCAGTTTGTTGGTGACAGTCTGATAATTTGTACCGTTCATGGCACACCAAGCACGAATGTCACCAGCAGTTACAGACTCTCCATAGAGAGACTGGAGAGAGGTGCGAATATAGTCAGCAGACAGTGCCATTAGTCGTTTGTTTGAACTGAAGTTATTATAGAATAAAAAAGGGGGTCCTAAGACCCCCAGTGTTCACTTCTCATACCGTCCATACTTAAATTTCATGGCGGCAAGGATCCAAGCATCAGTAAGTTTTTTTGGACCTTCAATTAGAACTTTACGTGTTTTGGGATTTGTTTCTGAGGCAAGTGCGATTTCTTTCCAGTTCATACTACTAGAGAAATAAATTCACCGAGAACTTTTTTATTTAGTTTCTTAGTTTTCAAACTCTTAACAAAAGCAGATTTGATTTGTGCTTTTGTTGCATTATCCTTCACATCAAAATCACTCTCTTGAGAGAGTACAGATGAAGACAATCCAAAATAAGCATCATATCCAGATGTTTTGATATTAAAACTCTTTGCTTTTTTCCACTCATTTTGAAGTTTATGCAACTCATCACCGACTGGATGGTACATTTTAATAAAATTATTCGTATCTCTGGAAGAAAGAATACGAATTCCAATAAAGTTTACATTACTAAACTTCTCTTTCAAGTTAGTGAGAAGCAAATCAGTAAACTCATGCCATGCATATCCAACTTTATAAGTTCTACCAAGTTTACGATCTCGGATAAAAGTTTTTTCTGGATAGATGGACCGAGTTCCAATATATGGTTCACAATCCCAATTACGTTGAACTTCACAATGACGTTTTAAAGCATTTGCTTCACCATCAGTCAAAACAATACACTGAACTTTTTGCAACTTATTTTCTTTTTGGAACTTTGGAATAATTTGATGAAGAGCAACTAAAGATTCATTCAATGGGGTCCCAGAAAGAGAAACTTGTTCTGGAATAGTATATGGTGTGCCCCACTGATTACAATAGTAACAACAAATTCTCCAAATATTCAACATTTGACTATCAAAAGATTTAGAAGAAACTTTACTAGAAAGAATATTCATCATACTAAAATGTTCTGACACTGCCAGAAGTCCCTCTCGCTTCTCATAGTGAGGTTTAATATCTGGATTGATATATTGATTGGTATCATAATCAAAAGTTTGACGAATCCACTCATTAGTAAAAGCATAAACGTCAAATGGAATTGACACTTTTTTACAGAACCACACCAAATTAAAAAGTTGCTTACAAGTATCTTTAAGAACAGTGGACATTGATCCACTCCAATCCATTACAAAGATAAGACCATGATTTTTCCCATCAGGAATCACACTTACTTTCTTAAAAAGATCTTCGTTATATTTGTAAGTATGTAGTTTAGAGCAATCCAAAATACCAGTACGAGAAGTTGTTGCGCGGGAATATGAATCTGCTGCTTTTTTACACTCAAACTCTTTCACCAGATAGTTTACTTCTTTCTGAGCAGACTTCTTGAATTTGTAATACTCTCCATCAACTTCTTGAAAGATTTCATTACCAAGTTTTTTAGTTTGCCTAGAAAAATTAGAATCAATTGTATCATGAATATTTTTATTATCAATAACTACACTGTCAAGATTCACTTTTGGAATTTCAACATAAATGTTGTCAAGTGAAGTATTTGATACAAGATCCTTCAAACTCTCTTCAAGATTATCTACAGTGCGAACTTCAGGTTCATCATCAATATCATCACTAGGTACATTTGCGGTATTTGAATCATTACTTGATTCATTCTCAACATTTTCTTCATCATTAGAAGAACCTCCATCAGGAGAACCTTCATCACTCTTAGGTCCTTCTTGAGTCTCTTGATTTTTCGCACCTTGCTTTTGAGGAGGCATTTGAATATCATCAACTTTTTCCTTCTCCTTTTCCTTTTTACAGAACTTATAAAGAAACTCTGCTGCGATAAGAACATCGGAGAAAGTTTCACACGCACCAATCATACGAACGATTGGCATCTCATCAAACTCACTGAAAGGAATGTCTATATAATTACCAATTTTATAGTAGAGATTGACTTTATCTGCAAGGTTATAGGTAGCAATGTCATCATCACCAATACCAAAAAAGTCTTCATCCGACAATTCTTGGTATCCCCTATAAAACGTCTTATTGAGACCAGCATAACGACGCTTCATCAGTTTCTCGATGCGAGCATCTTCCACCACATTCACAAATTGATGAGGAATATTTTTAGGGAGATCTTGATCAGGAGTGAAAAGTGCATGTCCAACCTCATGACCAACAAGCATATCGTATACAACGTTACTTGCTTTTTCCCACGTAGGAAGAGTCAGAACACGGGTGTGGACATTAAACTGTGCAGTTTCAACCGTGCGGTGCTCAACAACTAGATCTTCAGTTGCAAGAAGTTTGGCAAGTTGAGATTTGATTTCGTGTTGAACTGACATAAGTCCCATCTGATATGTAACCACTATACAAAAAAAGGACGCTGTTAGAGCGTCCCGTGTGCCAGTATTTTAACTGGTCATGCTACCATGTATGAAAATCCTTTTATTTTATCAAACCTGATAACGTTTTGAAATTTGTCATGAAGATTTTCTTTGTGTGAAATAACAAAAATGTTAGCGTCTTTGATGACATACCTGATAATTTTTAAAAACTCATCTGTTCCAAATCCATCAAGTGAACTATCAAACACTTCATCCATAATTAGAAGATTTGTGTTTACAGAATTTTTCATCTTTGCCACTTCACGCCAAGTGAAAAGTAAGGCAAGATCAATTCTCATCTTCTCTCCCTCGCTGAAAGAAGAGTAAGAAAAATCTTCATGAATTGGAGACTTGACGGTTTCGTTGAATTCCTCATCAAGTGTGAAGTTAATATAGAAGTCCATCATCTGAAGATAACGATTGACTTGCTGATTTATCAGCGGTAGATACTTCTTAATGATTTTGGACTTAACGCCACCGTCTTTAAGTAGACTATACGTAAAATCGTAATAGTTGATGGTCTCTCTCTTAGAAGATAGATCTTCGTATGTGGTTGTTAAATTTGTATTAAAAGTTTCTAACTTATCATGTTCAACATTTCTATTTGCAAGTTGCTCGGTAATTCTTTGAATTTCCGATTCCAGATTTCTGATTTGTCGTTGACATCCAGAAATCTGAGTATTGTTTTGAGAAATGCCATGCGTTAAGGATGTAATCTCCTTCGATACAGTAGTGAATTGACGCTCTCGCTCTTCTTCTCCTTTAATTGCCTCCTCCAGTTCTTTATAACCAGATTGCAACTCTTTTGCCTTATTTTGAGCGTCGTTAATTCTATTTATTCTAAAGTCTTCTTCAATCGACTGGGTACAAGTAGGGCATACCGTATTCTCAGTGAAGAACTTATGCTCTTTAGTAATTGTAGATACTTTCTGAGAGATCTTTCCTTTAAGGTTTCCTAGTTTACGAAGTTTTTCTGTTGCACCAGAATATTCTTCTAGTTTTCCCTGAAGAGAATCAACTTTTTCTTGAATCTTCTCATTGTCATCCATAAAGTTACCAATGTCTTCTGTAAGAGATAGGACACTAATATTTTTATCTTCTATATTTTTCTTTCCTCTATTCTCAAGTTCCTCAATAAAGTTTTTTTGCATCTCAACCTTATCAAGGAGAGATTCTTTTTTGAGTTCCAAAACTTTAATATCTTCCCGTACAGAACGAATCTTTTCTTTGATCAAACCGTTCATTGATGAAAAGATACGTATATCGAGAAGATCTTCAATAACATCTCTACGGTTTTGTGCAGAAAGTTGCATAAAGGGTACAAAAGTACTGCTACCCAAAATAACAATCTGAGTAAAAGACTTATAATTCATTTTCAGAACATTTTGCTCAAACCATTTTTGCTGATCATTTGTCGTGGAAACTTGATTCAAAGAATTTCCATCTTTACTAATCTCAAAAATATTTGGTTTAATTCCGCGTATAATTTTCCACTCAGTTGAACCAATAGAAAACTCAACCTCAACTACACAATCCTTTTCATTTACAGTATTGACTAATTGGGGTTTATTAATTTTCCTAAATGGTTTCCCAAATAAAGAAAAGGTCAAAGCATCAAGTATAGTGCTTTTTCCTGCACCATTTGTACCAATGATTAAATTAGTTGCATTTTGTGTGAAGTCAACTTCAGTAAATTGGTTTCCAGTGCTTAAAAAGTTTTTCCAACGAATTTTACGAAACAAAATCATGATCTTGGGGCGGAATTACAATGTCTTCTTTAGTGATTATAGAATATTCATGTCCGTGATACTCACAGGTTTCTATTACCACATCATTATCAACTTCAATAACATGCATTTTAGGACAACCGTCTTCTTCTAGCAATAAAGCATATCTTACTGCATCATCCTCTTCTTCAAAGATGTATAAAACTTGCTCACCATCTTCGTTTTCTACAGAATATGCACCATCTTCTTCTTTACCCTCTATTGCAACTATAAACATTTTAAACTATCTCACAAGCTTCTTGGTAAATTTCTCTCATTATTTTTTTAAGAGACCCTTTGTTGAGATTCATGGAATCAAGGTCAGACTCATCAATATATCTATCTAGAATAGAAATAGTGTCTT